AAGAATTCGCTATTCCATACAAATCTCCCCTAGATAATAGGTATCATAGGTATTTTCCCGACTTCTTTGTAAAGTATATTGACTCTACAGGAAAGAGACGAATCATGGTCATCGAAATTAAACCTGCAAAGGAAGTTAAGATGCCTCCGAAGAATCCCAAGAAGAGAACAAAAGCCTGGGTTAGAAGTATAGAATTATGGGCAGTAAATCAAGCGAAGTGGAAAGCTGCTGAAGAGTTCTGTGCAGATCGTAATTATGAGTTCAAGATTATGACTGAAAAAGAACTGGGAATCAAATGATTGCAGACGAGATTAGACAACTAGCAGGAAAGAAAAACAAGAGTGCAGATTGGTATATCAATGCTCTACAAAATGCACTATCTCCTGTTCAGGATCCAGATATCAGTACAAGTGATACTGGATGGGTCGAAGTAGGCAGTTTAGTATTCTTTTCGTATGGTGCAAAGTATCCAGAAAAATATGAGTATTGGGACTTACAACCATTGGCATTTGTACTCGAATTCTATAAAGATGGATTCCTAGGAGCAAATCTACATTACGTTAACCCAGATTATAGGGATGGACTTGCAAAAAGCCTGATAAATAGTGGAAGAGGGGCAAGTGTACCCAAAAATTCGTTGCACAAATATCTCTATTCTGGAGTTGGTAACCTATATAAAGTTCCAGATGATGAAGATTGGGCGAGTATTTCGTTATTACCCACAGAACGTTTTATTGACAGACGTGGGAAAAAATATCCCAAGTATAGAGCCTGGAAGTAATGGCAAAAGGTTTTAAAGTCGTTAATTTAGATCCACCAATTACACAGACCATCAATGGTCAGACAATCGTGTATGCGTTGGAATATGACCTTGAAAATGAAAAGGTTCGAGTTATTGAAACTGGAACCAACAAAGCAAACCCAGATGTCATTTATACTGATGGTGACTGGACAAAGGATAGTAACTTATTAAATCTAAGTAATTCAGATAAGTTATCTTTCCACACTGATATTCAACTTGCAATTAAATCAGATTACGATGCGAGAGTAACGCAGAGATCTGGTCAGGGAGGAAAGAAAAAACCTAAATTACCAGCATGGGCAAAATCAGATCGTGTGGGACTATATGCCTCACAACCTGCTGGTCCACCTATCTCTTCAAATGGTGAACCAATTACATATAATAATCCAACAGGACTTGCAAAGATTGGACTTTTCCAAAAAGTAGGTGCTTTGATTGACCCTATGGGAGCAATCATGAGAAATGATGTAACTCAGTATGTTACATTAAACGAAAGGAACGCAAGAACTACACCAATGATGTATCCAATGGATATGTCACCTCACCAAGATAAAATGGTGATTCAATGTTATACATACCAACCACCAAGCAGAGACGGGTTTCTTTCCACATCAAAAAACTCAAGAAAAACAAGAGAGACACTATTAACTAAGGGACTAACTAGATCTACTCCACTTAAGTATAAAGTTGGTGGGGGTATCATTCTACCAATGCCAAACACTGTTAAAGATGCATCGAGTGTTTCTTGGGAGACTGACAAATTAAACAATCTAGCGGCCGCGGCAGCAGGTCTGGTATCTCAGAACTTTGCAGCGAAAGGTATTGCCCAGGTCTTTGGACTAGGTGGAATGGACAAACTGTTGACCCAACTAAAACTACTCTCTGAGAGTGGTACAGGTGGTGGTCAGAGTGCCATGTCAGCAAGTCTAATGAGTGGTATGCTCAATAAACTCGGATACGATGTAAGTCCAGAGACTATCCTTGCAAGAGGTGCTGGTATTGTTCCAAACTCAAACATGGAACTCATGTTCCGTGGTCCTCAGATGAGGCAGTTTAACTATACTTACCAGTTGACAGCAAGAGATCCAGACGAAGCATCAGAGATTAGACAAATTATTAGACATTTCAAAGAAATGTCCTCAGCAAAGAAAAATGTATCCGATACAGCAGGTGTTTCTGCTGCTGGAGATCCATCTTTCTTCCTTGGAACACCAAACATCTGGACAATCAGATACTGTACTGCTAATTTCAGAGATATTCCTGGGGTAAATATTATTAAGCCTTGCGCTCTAACTAGATTTGAAACTGATTATGCACCACATGGAAGTTGGCAGGCATTTGATAAAGGTCAACCAGTTTCGTATAAGATCCAAATGGATTTTGCTGAACTAGAACCCGTATATAACACCGACTATAACAATAGAGTCGGTTCAGATAGAGTTGCAGAGTTTAATGATGCAGGTCAACAAATTAATAAGGGCGACCTCAGAAGAATTGACAAAAAAGACATGATCGGTTACTAAAATGTCAAATAGAAGTTATTTCCGCTATTTTCCAAATATGGAATATGTCTCCAGAACTCTGGAGAGAAGTTCCAATGACGAATTTATTACAGTCAAGAATATCTTCAAAAGAGCCAGACTCAGAGAAGATATTGCAGGATCAGCGACTGTATATAACTATTTCAGTGTTCCTGGCAATTTTAGACCCGATCAATGTGCAGATCGTGTATATGGAGACCCACATTTAGACTGGGTTATTCTAATTACAAATAATATTCAGAATATCCATGAGGATTGGCCCATGGATGATCTAACTTTTAGAAAATACTTATTAGACAAATATGGTAGTGAAGAAGCATTAGAAGATATTCACCACTATGAAACTACTGCCTTTGAGGATGGATATTTAAGAACTATCGTTCCCGATGGGTTAGTTGTTGATTCCGCTTTCAATGTATCAGCATTAGATCAAAGATTGCAACAAGAAGTGAAATATAACGATAATATCGCACTTAAAACAGAAAACAGCACTATTGATCAAGCAGGTACAGTAAAAGATGCCAATGGTGACATTGTTTTAGGCAAAGGAATCCGCCCTGTCACCAACTATAAGTATGAATTTGACGCAAATGAAATGAAGAAGAATATCATCATTTTAAAACCAGAATTCTTAGGCGTATTCGTTGACGACATGAAGAAGATCATGGCATACTCTCCATCTTCTCAGTACATCAATAAAAATACTAAGAGAACTTATAATCCAAGATTAACTGGTATTTAAAGGAAGAATATTTGATTGATTCGATCATGAGAATCAAACATGCCTATTTCCATGTTCTGAGAATGTAGGATATCCGCTTCATAGAATATGCAACGATTATATCTCATTTTCGCTTCATATTCCACCTTCCATTCTCTATCACCATAGAGCCATCTTCTAATATAAGGATATACATCCTCCTGAGATTTTATTTCCTCATCAAATCCTTCTGGTTTATCCATATACTTGAATATGTTGTAAGGAACACTCATTTTACCTTTATATGAGTAAAAGTTTGTTCCTCCAGCACACTCTTCTGGTTTATTCAAGTAAATGACAACACCAAACTGTAAGAAGTCATTACTATAAGGATATGCATCTTGGTGCGGAATACTAAACCAAGGATCACGCAATATGCTTGCGTCATTCATGATATTACACATGAATCCACAATCATCCCATTGCATTTCATATGTGTATGGGTCAATATGTCTTGACCACATGCCACTTAAACAATACTTGTCAAATACAGATTTGAGGTTTTCTTTCACCTCATCTGTCTTAACAAATAATCTTGTTCCAGGCAGATTATTCTTAACTGCATTTCGTTCTCTTGAATTTAATGCAAGGTTTCTAATCTCATCTGGGTTTTTGTAGAAATCATCGATAATGATAATTCTGCGGTCATTTACATGCCTTATCCTTAATCGAGCATTTTCATTAATTTCGAACATAATCCTGGCCTACAAAAAAAAGCCCAGAATTTTTTTCCGAGCTTTTTTGAAATTAAAAGTTGATTTTGGTATCACTCCTCAGCAAGTTTCTGGAAGTAACTCATCGCATCATCCTCATCTTCATCCGTAATGTCAGCAGACTTTGGAGTTGCAGATGCACGAGAAGCAATGGTCGCTAGTTCTTCTTCAAGACCACGATCATTGTCCTCATCAGAAACTTCTTCCTCAACAGGTTTACGAAGTTGTTGTTTGTTACCAAGAACAGCATCAAGACGCTTCTTGAGATCATCATAAGACTTGAACTGATCTGCAGCAGTAAATGCATTCAGATCATGCAAGTTGTTGTAGATCTCTTCAAGTTGATTATCATCATCAAGAAGTGCAGAAGGTTTGGCAAACTCAGAAGAGTCATAGTTCCAGAACCCAGCAACGTTTTTGATCTTCAGTTTGAAGTTTGCACCCTGCCAAAAATCAAATGGGTTGATAGGATCCTCATCCTCAAACTCAGGTTGCATTGCTGCAGTGATCTTATCAAAGATCTTCTTACCAAACTTGTAGAGGAAGGTTTTACCTTCATTCTCAGGATTAGCAGAGTCCTTCACAACATAGATGTTGGAATAGTAAGACAGTTTGCGTTTCTGTTTACGAGCAATCTCTTTGTCTGCATCCAACCCACTGTTCCAAAGAACACGATTGTGTTCAGAGACAGGATCCTGTTTACCCAGAGTGGTAAGGGAATTCTCAATGTACCATCCGCCAGGACCTTGGAAAGCGTGACTCCACAGTTGTGCCCATGGAAGATCACATCCCTCAGGTGCAGGGAGGAATCGAATAACTGCATAACCGTTTCCTGCTTTATCTACCGCAGGTTTCCAGAAACGTTCGTCAGCACTACCACCTTTCTCATTAAGTTTCTCCACCTTCTTCATCAGTTTATCGGTGAGAGAACCAGCCTTAGATTGTTTCTTCAGATTAGCAAAAGACATTTGTATTTTCTCCGTATTTGTTCGTATTGTGTGTATTGAACTTATTGATTATACATCCAATCCCCATCTTCGTCAACGTCTTCATCGACCCAAGATGCAGGATCTTCGAGTCTCTCTTCGAGACTGTCCAACACTGACATCAGGCCATCAAAGAATTGTTCGATGGGTTGATCCTTTTTCAAACCAAGGAACTTCGCGGATTCCATGATGTTCTCTTTCATTTCAATCGCCTTAGGATCATCGGACAGTTTCAGGCGAGTATAAAAGAGTTTCTGTTTTTCTAGGAGAGACTTCATCATTTCAAGATGATTTTCACGATCTTCCTTAGTCATTGCCGCAGGATGTTTAAACATCTCCTTGGTCATTGCCTCTTGAAGTTCATTGATCTCAGTAACAGCGGCACGAACCACTGGTGATTCAAAAAATTTGCTCACACTACAATCTCCCGTAGAATCCTTTTATATCCTTGGATGTCAGTATTTAGGAAGGGTTTATACTTCCTGATTTTAAAACTGACGGTTTCCCACACTGGGTCAAACAGCATGGTATCAAAGTTCTTAGCAAAACCAAGAACCATATCTAAGAGTACCATAGTTTCTATAGAAATGGCACTCTGTAAATGTTTTTTTAATATGGTAGGATGGTTACCATTCTTACTTGCAAATATAGAATCAAAATCCTGACCTGCAAGAAAAATAGACGCCTCTGTCTTAAACATAAACGGAAGCGTCTTCATTTTATCTGACCATTCTTGATATCTTTTATCACCATTGTCTATAATCTGTCCGATCCACACTGTACGGGGATCCTCCGCCTGACTAAAACTGGCAGTAAAATAATCGTAAATTTCTTGGTCGGTTTTCTTTCTAGACATTCTTTCAAAGAAGTACCGATCCTTTCTCTTCTTGAAAGTAGATTCGTTTGCTCTAGTCTTTCCCTTATACTTAAAAAAATCGTAACTCTCTTTCGTAAAGTGATTCTTGAAAGAGAGATACGTTTTATACACATCAAAAGGAGTCATTCATCCTCTTCTTCATCAATATCAAATTGCCCCTGAAAATCGGGGAATTGTTTCTGTAAATTATATTCAGTTACAATACCAAATAATTTAGCCTTCAATAATTTAAGGTACTCCTGTTCTGCCCTAGGTCTCCTAGGGTATCCAGGCCACATCTTCAGATATTCTTCAGCGATGCCCAATAAGGCCTTGACTTCCCAGATACCAAGTCGCATTTCCAATCTCCAGCCGTCATCCTCCTCGGGATACTCTTCGGGGAAATGATTGAACAGATCGTCTGGGTATCCCATGGGTTACAAAGGCAGTTTTGCTTTCGACGTTTTCTTCAAAAAGTTGAGTTCCATTGCTTCACTCTTGAGTTTTTCCTTAAGAGGCTTTGAGATAAGTTTTGACACAGAATCCAATTCAATATTGTTTTCTTCGCAATAACTTACGATTGCCTCGATGTAATTTAACTCCGAGTTCAAAACAAGTTGTTCAATATCTTGACTGAACTTGCCTTGGCACAGAAACTTCTCCTTGAGTAGGTCGTTAACTTCTTTCTCCATACTCTCCGAGTTTGTGAGTGACGAATTCTTTAATGTACCTGGTAAGAAGTTTAATATAGTCACTTTTGTTGGTTTTTTCATAAACAACACATTCTCCATTTTCAGCCACCATAATGGTGACAATCTTTTTCACGATTTCGCCTGTCATCTCATAATACATGCAGGCATAAGCGGTCTCTTGAACGAAATATTGTTCAATCCACTTTTCTGGTTTGATTTTCGTTGAAGTCTTAAAGTCGATGACTGCCAGTTCACCGTTGTACTCGGCAATACAATCAACACGTCCTGCAATTCCAAAGTAGTCACTATAGAGTGACTTCTCTAGTGCATGTATGTTATTTATATTGTCTAACTTATCCTTCGCGGCAACAAATAATGCCATCGTAGAAGGAAGTGGTTTAGCAGCCTTTACATCTTCATTCTTCAGATAAACCTCAACCAATTCATGAAACAAGGATCCTCTTCGAGTGGATACTCTGGAAACTTTATTAGCTTCTTCTTCACCAACACGAGCTCTCCAGTCCTGAAAAACTTTTCGGTTATAAAAACTAGTGACCGATGTGATAGAAGGCATTGGTTTACCCGATGGGGTATCATAATACCTAACACCATCAATAGTTTTAGCCGTCAGATCAAAATCTTTAAGCTTATCAAGATGAACAAACGTCATAAAGCGAGAGCAAGTTTTGTAACCAAATAGTTTCTAACCAGTCCCGAACGAACAATATCATCAAGTCCAAATTCAATTACACCAAAGTCTTCTTCCATTACTTCAATGATCTTTTTGAAATCAATGATCCCATCCTTTTCATATGACTTGGTGAGATCTGTTTGAGTGGCGTCACCGCAGAAAATAATCTTACAGTTATCACCAACTCTAGTAATTATACTATCTAATTCATGAAAATTCAAGTTCTGCATCTCATCCACTAACACAATGCAATTATCCATGGTTGTGCCACGAATAAAAGATGTACTCCAGAATGAAATAGTTTCTTGAGTCTTCAAGTTACCGTACAACATTTCGAAATCAGCATCAGTTGCCATCTCGAACATGTACTTCACCATATTTTTATATGGAATCTGATACAAGGCAGACTTATCATCATGATCGCCAGGAAGGAATCCAATCTCTCTAGTGGAGACTAGAGAACGAACAATGTATAACTTTTCGTAAGGAGTTTCATCGTTCAGAACATCTTGCAATGCCTTGTACAAACTGATGAATGTTTTACCAGTACCAGCAGCACCATATGCAAAAATGTTTTTACCTTCATCATATGCATCAAAAAGAACTTTCTGATTATCAGTCAGAGGTTCAATGTCAACCAACATATCAGTGTTGATTGGTTTCTTACGACGCATTTGTTTTGCTGTCATCCCCACTCCAATGGGATCGTCAGACTTTCTTTTCCTTCTTGGCATAATTATCGTGACAATTTGTTCATTCGACCTCGGATACCTGCAGACTTCTCAGCCTTCTTGAGGACCTGATTCCAACTCGGGTGTGTCTTAGACATCTTGTCTCTCCACTCACCCACTTCTCCCACGCCTGGGGTATTTTCTGGTGTGTAGTATCTTTCCCAATCAGGATTGTCTTCTTTCCACTGATCCCATTCATGAATGCTCATTCTGACATCCTTTGTTTCGCCAGTTTCTTTGTGTTTTACAGGATATGTTGCCATCAAATCCACTCCAATGCTTCAGCAACAGTAGGGAACTGTTCACAGAAGATTGCCTTGCACGCCTCAGCGATCTTCATATGTTCCTTCTGGGTTCCATGTGCGGAACGTAATTCTATATAGTGGATCCATGAACGGCATGATCCCGTCATGTAGATTTTTGTTGGCGTGCATAATGGCAATACCATTCGAGCACACTCCTTAGCAACGCCTGCACCAAGCATCTGTTCATACAATGCCTCTGCACTACTGAAGAGAGTCTTCATCTGACGTTGCAGTTTATCTACCAGTTCAGGATCAAGATCATCGATACTATTCTGGCGATTCTTGTCGTCTTGACGGCGGAGTTCTGGGATAGGAATCTCACCTAACTTTGTACTCTCTGCATACCGTTGTGAAAATTCCTGGAAGCAGAACGAGCGATGGCGTAGCACTTGAGCCGCTATCGCTCTGGTAGTCTCAATCTCAAGAGTCATTGTGGATTGTTCGAACACAGACCAATGATTGTGTTTGATACAGTACCTCAATAATCCTGCAAATTTTTCATTGTCCTGATTGTCTGGATTGCTCACCCTAGCAATGTATGCCATGGTTTGCTCCGCATCAGGAGTAACACTAACTAATTTTGCACTCATAATCAATCTGCGTAACCGTCGTCGTCATCTCTACCGTAGTATCGGAATCCAAATTCAGGATCCTTTGGAAGGTATGCATCTTTATCAGCATACACTTCTGTTTTAATCTCCTCTAGTAAAACTTCAAGGTTTTTTATCAGGAGTTTGAGTTTGTCTCGTTTCATTGTGGTACACCCTCAAATATATTGAAGTTAAAGTTGATAACCACTCGTCGATTTACATCAGTACAAGTGACACCAGCATGTTGTAAATTAGAATCAAAGACTACAAGTCTATTTGATTTACTATGTATCTTAGTACCATCACGAAAGATTGTACAGCCATTATTTGTATTCATGTACAAGATGGCAGTAATACAATTAGGAAAATCTGTATGGTAATCATTAACTACGGGTTCAGTAGTCTTTGTTGTCAGATTTGCCTTGCATCTAATAATTGAAGATGCATTCAAGTCTTTGAACACAGGTTGAACCAGAGACCAATACTGACTTCTAGGTTCATACTCCTGATAAAAACAATGAGTGAACTGATACTTACCATCATCTGGCAGTACAATTCCCTCATTGTAGTTCCATGGGAAAAACATTCCCATCATTTGTTCTTCTAGTTGATCAAAAAGTTTCTGATCCAAGAAGTCATCAAGTACCTGAGTCTTCATAGTTTGCTGGATTATACTTCAGGTACTCAAAGAATGTCAACTTCATTTCTTTGTGTGTCATACCACAGTGATCAGCAGCATTAGGAAGATTCATCTTCGCATAGAAGAGGGCTTCATTCGCCTCCTGCACATTCTGCGGAGTCGTCTTCACTCTTTTCTTGGGTGAAACTCTTGTCTGGTCCATAATCTTTTAGTAGTTTACTAATAGTATCATCAGTTCCATTCAGGTTACGAATCTCGTAAAGATTGGACTTCATATACTTCTTTAGTTTTTTGTACGTTTTCAATACCTTAGCCATCTCGTCAACATTGACGTTGACTTTGGCTTTGCCATCATCTGTCATTTTTTCTTAGACTTTTTCTCACTGTTACCCCATAGTTTAGGGTTGACTCGTCCTTGTGTCTGAGTCATATTCATTACAGAGCGAAACTTATCCCAGTAGTAATCAAAGATATCTACTCGTTTTGCTGCTGTAGAAATGTCAAATTTTACTTTATCGTTATCCTTGTATTGTACAAGGTATGCAGTGTAAGGTAGTGATCTATCCTCAGCAACTGTAGGATCACAGTCTTCATGAAGAATTCTAATACCTTTACCCATTAACTTCGTCCTCCCCATTGAATGTCTGGATATGCCTCAGAGACAATCTCCTTCTTGATAGCGTATACACTCTCAAGGTTCTTGTCTTTAACCAAACAAAGGATCTTTGCCTCTTCGGGATGCAAAGACTCAAGCATGTTGATAAACATAGTCTCTCGTTTGATTTTATTGAGAGCATCGTTTCCGCCTTTAACAAAATTGTAAAGACGTTTCCACTCATTCCTCAAAGTTGATCGTTGTGGAATACCTCGCTGTGGATCAGGTGCAGCCTCTTCAGTTAAGGGTTGGTATGGTACATCCCCTGCAGGGATCATCGACAATACAGTTTCATCGAAGTTCCAAATGAAGAGAGCTTTGAGAAAGTCACCACCATGCTGTTGGAGGATTTGAACTTTCTTTGCCTTTGTTCTCTCTTGAACAACAGCCCCTAGAATTTCATGGACCAAAGAGTTTGGTCGCAGTTCAATCTTTTGAACTTTGATAGTCTTTGGTCCCGTTTTTTTCTTTGCAGTCGTAGACGTGGTTCTAGTTTTCCGCGTCGTCGATCTCTTCGTAGTCGTCATAATTGTTTTCAAACCTCACGGCTAAAATTTCATCAGGAATAACATTACCATTTACATCAAACATCTCAGGATGGAGGGCGGGTGTCGCGGTATAAAACTGATGTTGCTGATATAGCCAACCAATTATACCACCAATCATTAAAAACATCACGCTAATCAGAACAAAAATTGCAACTAATGTAATTTCCATGTCCTTTTCCTCCCACGGGCGTTACTTCTTTTTTATATCTAGGGAGATCTGTATAAAAAAATCAAACTCACGGTGGAAAAGTGAGAGTAACTTTCCGAATCGGACCTCCCAAGTCTTCGATTCTTGTATTTCTGGTGGGTTGCCTCCTGATAACATAAGATCCACACCTCTATTTATGTGGAGGTCCGCATCGTTTTTCATGTAAGGATGCGGTGTTCTTTCAGGTACTCGATTGCCTCTTGACAATCCCCAAGATGTTTACCATTTAATTCCACTTGAGGAAATTGATTCTTTCCAGGGAACTTAGTTGTAAATTCGTCTTCAGTAAAATCAGCGTCAAGTTCTAGGTAATCATATTCTTTCCCGAGCAATTCGAGAACCATAACAATTTTCTTACACAACCCACACTTGGCTTTACCCCAGATTACATACATACTACTCCTCTCCGTGTTTAAATAAATCTTCCATATTTTCGAACATCTTATCCATTTTCTTCAGTTGGTCGATACCCATAATCATCTTAGAGATGGTATGACTAACGTAAGGTTCTTCGTGTCTCGCAGCAAATGCGAGTGCATTACGCAGAGATTGTTCCGCTTCTGTGAGAGAACTCTCTACTCTTTCAGACAGTGCCATTGATAGAATCCCAATCTTTTTGGAAACGTTCCAGTCCGCTATCAGTCAACACATGGTTGAACATCTTATTAAACACCCCGACTGGTAGGGTACATACTTCAGACCCATAGGCGAAACACCTAGAGACGTGATGAACATCACGCAAGGATGCAGAAAGAATATTGGTACGAACCATATGTTCTCTATAACACATAGAGATGGAGCGTACAAGTTCTACACCACTAAAAGAATTATCGTTGAGTCTTCCGACAAATGGAGAAACATACGTTGCATCAGCTTTCGCAGCCAAAATTGCCTGAGCAACAGAGAATACAAGAGTCACATTGGTAGTGAATCCTTCACCTCTCAGTGCCTTACATGCTTTAAGTCCTTCGACTGTGCATGGCACTTTGATAGTAACGTTCTTCATCTCTTTGAATACCTGTGCCTGATCGATCATGTCAGGTGCAGTATCAGCAACAACCTCAGCAGAGATAGACTCAAAATGAGGGAACTCCTCAGAGATCTCTCTGATCGTCTCTACGGGGTCTTTACCAGCCTTAAGGATAAGGGTTGGATTTGTGGTCACACCGTCTACAAGACCCGTGGCATTCCCCTTACGGATCTCTTCAATATCGGCAGTGTCAAGAAAGATTCGCATTACTAATCATCTCCATCTAGTCTGTGTTTTTTTCGAATTTTTTTAAGTTGTTTTAGTTCTTCTTTGATTTGTTGATATGCAGTTTCCACTTCAATCTTATTCGCTATTTCCATAGCGCATACCATGGAAACCTTGTCTCCGAAACGAGCAAGAGCCCGTTCAAAGTCATTATCGTGCGAGTAAAATGGAACCATTACTTTTTAACTGTGTCGAGGAACAAATAATTGGGGTGTTCCGCTTTATATCTCTCAACCTCTTGTTCATTTTTTAGAAAAACTGAAAGGGTAGGTTGATGTTCTTTGAAACAATAGCGCAATTGGATAAAATCTTGTTGAGCCATTTTGGTTCTCCCAATGATAGTGGCATTATATCCCCTTATATAGGGCAAGTCAACTAGAGTTTTCCTCCTACAACTCCATCATACGACGTAGACGTTTCTGGGAATCCGTGTTTGACCCCATGTAAGTGGAATACAGTTCCATCGTAACAAGCCCCCTTGGTAAGTGCGGTGATGATTCCCTTACCTTCCTTATCATAGCTAGTCCAAAGTCCAAATCTCGACTGCTTGAGTTCAAAGATTCCTGTTCCATGGTCATACCAATTTCCTTCTTGAATCAAATCGTTGTATGGATGTTCATAAATGTCAGAACTCTTCGTTTCTTCTTTCATCTAAGTACCTAATTACTTCCTCTCTCCATTCCATAAGTTCATGGTAACATTTTTCATCATGAGCATACTGACGAAGTTCATGATCTGGTTTTAAAACACTCTCATAGAAAATAAAAAACGCATCTTTGCGTTTCAATTTTTTAGAATCCATTTGGTTTATCCTCCATCTTGAGGGTATCTTTTACAAGCTCGATAGCATCCCACTGACTTGCCATTTCATCAGTCAGATACATGACTCGTTTCTCATGAATCTGATCTCTCTCCAAAAGATAAGACAAAGTATCAGACAGTCGTTGCCGTCTACCTTCCTTGTCAATCAGAAAGATACTATATGTGTTTTGAAATTTCTTTTCTAGTCTAAACTTTATGTACAAGAAGAGTACAAAATTCAGAATTAAAACATACAAGTAGATCATGAAACCTTGGAAAGGTCCTCAAATGTTAACATGCCATTGTCCTTTTGTCCAGC